TACCTCCAACTAACAAGATAGGGATATATGAGCCTGACGCTCTTGAACGTTGGAACGAGATAGTTAAAGACGCCGACTTGATACTTTGGAATTTCGTACCGACAAAAAGCTCAGTTTGGAGTCATAAAGATACAAGTTTTTGGTGGAAGTTTTTTGACCTACCTTCTAAGATAAAACAAGTGTTCATTGTTCATGACGCGTACTTCGATATCAGGGCGTCCAATGTTTCGGCTCTTCACGAAAAGATACTTTATTTGGAATGTGCTCATATTGCGGCGTACCAATGTTGTGAAAATATAGATATGCCGAGGGTATTGCTTTTGAACCCGCGTTATCTGGACGAAAACTCAAAAATGCCTGTTGTTTTATTAAAAGACCGAAAAGAGGATTTCTTTGCCGCTCACATATTCAAGAGCATGAAGCGGGTTGAGGATTTATTAAGAGCGGTTCCGTATATGAACTACGATGTTATTCAAGGGACTTATTCCATAACAGTCGCTGGTTCCGGCATTGAACAAGCTTATATGACTTCTCCAGATAAGGTCAAAGAAAATTATATTTGCGACATTAGGTACGACCCTGATTTACCTGAAGAATACGATAAAAAAATTACTGTTTGGAATAGAGCCGAGAAGTTCGGTATGCATTATATTGGTTTAGTGAGTAGTGTCGAAGTAACTCGCAGATTGCAATGCACTAAATTTGCCGTAGACCCATCGTGGGCACGCCATTATGCTCAATATTGTCGTACGCATATCAACGGGTTTATAATCGAAGCAATGTTGAACGGGTGTTATCCAGTATTGAGAGATTACCGAGGGCTTGAAAAATCGACAAAAGAAATTTACGACCCGTTGTTTGAAAACATACGAGCGGTAATAATACCATGGAATGCCACTCCTAAGGAGTTTGCTGAAGCTTTAAAGAAGGCTGAAAGGGAAATTACTCAGAAGCAATATTTAATCGATACGAAGCATAATTTTGACTTGGTAATGGAATTGTTCAACGCTGTAAAAAATGCTGAAGAAACTATTCGGTTAATTAAAGGCGGCAAAAAGTTAGTCAATAAAGAATTGCGTCGGGGCGAAGATTCTGATACGGTTACGCGGGTTACTCGTGAGATTATGGAAGACTTTTTCGGGATACATTTACCAATCGAGTTCGAAACAGAATAGAATCAACTATTAATTGTCATGTGTAAAAATAAAAACTATTGGCATGAATAAAGATGATATTATTAAGAAAGCACACGCAATAGGCGACGTGCACCCTAAAGATAGTTCTTTAGTTTGGACGTTGTTAACTTCAGGCAAAGAAGATTGGCGTAAACAAGGCGGAAGGGGGAGCGTGACTTCGAGTTCTACCGCTAAACCAATGAGTAACGATACCCTGAAAGAATGGGCTTCTAAAACCGATGATTCAAAATTAATAACATTTGCCGGAGCAAAGAATGCGAAAGCTGAACAACGTATCATTGCTCGAGAAGAGCTTGAAAAGCGCGGGGTTGATATTTCGGGCATAAGCACAACTGGAACTTTAGACGACCACATGGCTAAACAAGCCAAAATTAATAAAATGGTCGGCAACGGAGCTAAACCTGCCGCGGCTTCTACTGACGATATCGCCGACGGCGCAGAAGTAGATTTAGACGGTCAAGAAGCTATTCGTGAAGAATGGTATTTGAACAAAAACGACCCACGTGTTCAAAAAACATTCAACAAACTTATCGGTAAAGCTGACCGGATACGTTACGACAAATTTGTTTACAAACAAAAAATAAAAGACCCTAACTACATTCAACCCGACGAAGTAATATTCGATTTGAATGCTAAGTATTTGGAATTTCTTGAAAACGACGGTCAAAGGTTCATGATTTCAGCAGGTGGAGCAGGTATTGGTAAAACATACGGTTTCAACGGACTTGCAAAAGAATTGAACATGAGACCATTCCAAGAAGGCGACACTCCTGGTGATGGAGATTATGACATCTTTGAAGCAACCGACGTAGCTTCGGGAAAACAATTGTTGACTATCCTAAAAGCTCACAACGGGAAAATCATATTGTTTGATGATACGGATAAAGTAATCACCCGCGCCGATTGCGCTTCGGTTATGAAAAAGGCTACATCGGCGACCGGAAAAAGAATTATCGGAGACCCAGACGATGTAAAAAGTAATTTTGAATTTACGGGGCGTATAATGGTAATGACGAATAAAGACGTTAATACCTTGTCTGAAAACGAGGACACAAAAGCTATTTTGTCCCGCGGGGTTGTTTCGGAAATTTACTTAACAATTCATGAAACAATTGAAACGATGAAAAGTCGTTTCCAAGACTATGAATTTGATTCGGCTCCACGTTTGGATGATGCAGCCGAAGATGACAAAGAACGTCAAGAACTTCTAGATTTAATTATCAGGCACGAAAACAATATTGACCCAGCACAATTTACCACTCGAACTTTCTCAAAGATACTTAACGAACGCAGAACTGCAACTAGAGCCAACCTAAGAAAACAAAGCGCCAATTTTCAAAAATATTTAGGAACAAAAGACAAGGATTGGGAAACTCAAGCGTTGCAGGTTTTAACGAAGGCTGACGATAATGAGTTTGTTTCAAGCGTTGAAATTTTTGAAAAAGCTGAAACTTTTCAAGAAACGGTTATCGTTCCGGAAGTAATTGAAAAATCGTTTGAAGACCAAATAAACGAAATGTCGATTGAAAAAGCTGAATCTTTATTGTTCGAAGAAACTGAAGGATAATCATGAATGAATATAGAGTAGCATTGGAGAGGATCTCTCAGTTTGCGCTGGACGATTCTTCTTACGATACATTGATAAAGGCTTGTGACGCATATAAGATAAAGTCCGACGATTTTATGGATGATTACGAATACCACCTTTATGTATCAAAATCCATCGCCGATTTTTTAAACGAAGTCGCTCAAGACGTTGAAATATGCAAGGCAATACTTCCTGGCCAAACTAAAAACGTTGATGGAATTGTATATATATGGACTCTAACTCCTGGCGCTACAACCACATACGATTGGCGAGTATACAAGGGTCATGTGTTGGCAGGCAACGCTAAACAAACAAGCAAAAAAGCGGATATGAATGTTGCGTATGTAAACGATATGTTCCCCAAAGATATAAGCAATCTTAAGGTAATTAAAGCACTCGGCGGTAGTACGGGGGCTCAGTTGGTTGAAGACTCGAAGGGCAATCAATACGTGATGAAGAAGGGGAGTAATACTTCCAACGGACACGTAGCTTCCGAGTACATGGCGACACAACTTTATCATATACTCGGACAACGTGTTCCGGATATGGAAATGTATGATGACGGTAAAGGAAATAAAACATTGTTGTCCAAATTTATACCTTTTGCTAAAGTTCCGGATTCTTCTAATTATCCCGATATGGCTAAAGGGTACGCAGCCGATGCGCTATTATCAAATTGGGATGTCTATAAAAACGACAATATATTAATTGATTCAGCGGGTCGGTTAGTGCGAGTTGATAACGGGGGTTCTTTGTTTTACAAGGCTCAAGGGGGCATGAAGGGATTTGATAATGATGTCAATGATTGGGCCAGTATGCTGAAATATAATCCTACTGTTTTAGGTAATCTGACTAATAAAGAAAAAGTTGACCAGATAAATGAAGTAATAAAGAAAAAGGATGATGTCCTAAACTTTATTTCTTTATCGGGAGACGCGGTTTTAGCGGACGTTATGATTAAACGTTTTAGCAGTCTTGAAAAAATAAAAAAAGACATCGAAGACGCGGACAAGAAATTAAACCGTACCGTTTTACCGAGGACTTTACTTCCGGACGTTGACATGTATAGGGAATTTTCAGATGATGAATTGAAGGATTTTTGGTCTCAAGCTAACGGTTCAAGTGCTGATGGCAAATTAAATAACACAGGTAAGCACGGTTGGGAATTATTAGATACTATTTGTCAATCCCGCGGATTTGATGCTAGACCGTTGGTAGTAGAACATAAGAATTACTGGGATAAAATAGCCAAAGGGGATATACAATTATTCAGGGGGCTTGATGACGGAAGAGGGAAAACCGCTTTATATTGGGCTGACGAGTTCAAATATACAGATGAATGCTTTTATGGGACTATGGGGTATTACGGTCAAGGTATTTACTTTCATGTAAACGATGGAGCCAATAAACAAAGAACCGAAGCTGATTATAAAAAGTCTGACGCGTATTCCCACGCACACCAATATGCACATAGCGGGGGTCAGATATTGGAATGTACAATGGACAAAAGTGCCAAAGTCGCTAAGATTGAAGATTTAAAAAAAGAAATTGAAAAACTTACAACATTCGATACTCAAGCAGCTTTGGCGAAGCAAGCGGAAGTAGACAATTTATACAAAGAGCTAGAAATAAAGAAAGACGAATTATTACATATCACCGAAAAAGTAACAGCTGACATAAAAGCAGATATGCATTGGGACGAAGCGTCGTTAGTCGACCATCAACTTACTATTGATAGTATAGATTGGGGGAAATTAGACGACGATGATAAACCCGATTACCCTAAGTTTGACGATTTCTTTGGTAAAAATATAACTAAATGGGTTACGTCAAACGGGGGAACGGTTACTGAAAAAGCTCCTAATTCAAATGTATTTATTTTAAAAATGCCAAACTCTAAGACATCTTTGATGTTTAGTAAATATAGGTACGAAAATAATGCAATAAAACAAAAGAATGCGTTCACCAACCCGTATAGTTATCCTGTTCAAGAATTTCAAGAATGGTTCATGAACAATCATTATAAGGTAATCGACAAAGCGGTCACAAAAGGAGTGGATGAAATGGGAGATAAAGTAGCGGCAATGAAAGGCGAAGTAAATGCGTTATTTAAAGCCAATGTAACGGCTAAAGAAGAATTAGACGCTTTAAAGAAACCAAAGAATGCGGATGCTGATGTATATTCAGCGATATATGATAACACAAGACACCACAATCGTGAAGCCATAGGAGTTTATGCCGCTTTAAAGGGGTATGACGCTTTAATAGCGCCTGACGGAAACGGTCGGGGAAATTCATTTATGGTAGTGTTAAACAGAAGTAAAATAATCGTAAAAAAATAAACTATATGGATTACAATTTAGTTTCAACAGTAGGCACATTAGCAAAAGGTTATTTGCTAAAAAAGAAGCCGAGCGACCTTATCCCGTTTAAAGGGGATTTTCCGTTAATGGAAGATTTTGAATATCCACATTTAATCGAGGATATGGATAAGACTATGCTTATAAGTGATTTGAAGACCGAATATCAAGAAGCGATACGCAAAGGGTTTCAAATATACCTTTTAGAAAACGGATTTAAAGAGTACTTGGAAAACGATGGAACTGACGTATCAAAATTTCTGTTGTTAGATAACTCAAAAAAGTCCACAAAATTAATTGACTTTCTAAATAAAAATTGTATTGATTTCACATCTTTAACAATAAAATAAAATGGCTGATTTTCTTTTAGCAATAAGACCTGTCCTCACAATTGAAGGATATTCTAAAAACAAACGAACGGGGTATGTTAATGATAAGAATGATTCGGGAGGGGAAACAATCGGGGGAATAGCACGTAACTTTTGGCCAAACGAACCTGTGTGGAAGTATGTGGATATTGCCAAAAAAGATAAAGCAAATTTCCCTAAAAACTTGGGCTCAATTCCAGGATTAGACGATAGCGTATTGAGTTTCTACCTTAAGAATTTTTGGAATAAAATAGGAGGCAACGGTATAAAGAGTCAACCTACTGCGGGGATATTAGTAAACGCGGCAGTTAATCTCGGCATATCTCCAGCTATAAAGATGGCAGAAGGTTTGGTTCATGTGAAGCAAGACGGAGTCGTTGACCCAGAACTTATATCAAAATTAAATGCTTTATGAAAAAAATAATTTTATTGCTATTATTATCTATCAATTTTGCAGCGTGTTCTCCTAAACAAATTCAGACATTGTCTTCAGACAAGCCGCTGAAAGATTCAATCATTGTGCTTAAAGCTCAAAATGATACTTTATTGTATTCAACATACAAACTTCAAGAGACCATATTAGTGCAACAAAAAAAGTTAGATTCTTTAAACAATACCGTAAACGAATACAAATTAAAAACGTTTATGACCAACAGCGATTTTATAGAATTGTACAAATTTTCTTGGTTGTTGAGATATTATAATTTATGTAATAAAAACCCTAAAAATTGGAAATATTATAAGGGGTGGTCTACTCGTGTATTTGAGGCTCAAAATAAAAATTACAAGCCCACCGATTATGTTCCGGATGCGACATTAATGCCAGGATTTAAATAAATTTATATATTATGGAAAAGACTAATTTATTAGGGAGATCTTGGAAAACAAATGTAATAGGAATATTGTGTTTGTTAAATGTTTTTGTTTCTTTATTTTTTGTATATTTAAAAATTGCCACTATATCAGATATTGGTCAATATCTTGTAATCTCTACTCCCGTTATTTTAGGAATTGGGAAATTCTTTGATAAAGATGCTGATGTCACTGGCGGCACTAGAACTGAATAAAAAATATTTTCTTTGTTTTAAGTTCAAGCAGCTATAATAAGGTCAAGAGTTACAAAATAACTTTCTTGACCTTTTTTTATGGAACGAGTACTTAAAGACGATTTTAAATTTTGGTGTCCAGTAGCGATTGAAAAAGCTATTGACGAAACTACAGGCGTTGAAATTATGCGACTTGGCGGTATTGCTTCCACTATGGATAAAGATTCAGACGGGGAGTTTTTAGACCCTAAGGGATTTGACATAGAACCTTTGATGAAAAGCGGAACAGTAAATTGGCATCATCAAGCCAAAGGAGCACCCGCTACAATTGTGGGAGAACCAAGCAAAGGAGAAATAAGACCCGAAGGTCTTTATATTGAAACTGATTTATACCCATCTAGCAAGATAGCTCGTGACGTATATGAGCTCGCTTTGACATTAGCAAAGGATAGCAAAACCCGTCGCCTCGGTTACTCAATCGAAGGTAAAGTTCTTCAAAGAAAATCTAACGATAAAAAATCCCCTGATTATAAAATTATCACAAAAGCAAGTATCACGGGAGTTGCTATAACACACCAACCTAAAAACTCTCAAACGTTCGCTGACATTATTAAAGGCGAAGGTTCCGAACCAGAAGAAGATGACGAAGAAGAAAAATCAATGGACACTTCAACAGCCGCTCCTTTGATTAAAGAATCGGTCGACAAGAAAATAAAAAATCAATCTTTTTGTAAATCCGAGGTAATGGAACGTATATTCTTAGACGTACCAAGTATTAATATTGAAAAAGCAGAAAAAATATATTCATTGCTACTAAAAATTTCAAATATGAATAATAGAAAAACAGTTACCGACGCTGATATTGAAAAAGCATATGAAGTTTTAGGTCTTGATATTAATTCAAGTACTGAAACGATTGTGAAAGCCAAAGAAGCGGAAACAAAAGAAGCTGAAGAAACGCCAGCCGAAGAAGCCAAAGAAGCACCCGCTGAAGAAGCCGAAGAAAAAGTTGAAATGAAAAAAGCCGAAGAAGCTGAAGAAGTGAAAAAAGAAAATCGTTTTGATACGATTGAAAAAGCCATCGCTGAATCACACAAACTGACTAAAGGCTTTATTACTGCAGCTGCTGTATTGATTAAAGAATGTTCTCAAAAGCTTGATTCAGCCGCCATACATGAAGCAGAGCTATTAGATGTAATCAAAGCAAACGAGTCAACTATTTTAGGTTTGAGTCAACAGATTGAAGAATTTGGTTCTTCATCTCCTGCCCCTAAATCAATGCGGAATACAGCGGCGGTTGAAAAGAATTTTGTTAAAGCTGACAATAGCGACTTTGGCGAAAAAGCCGTTGATGACGGAATGCAACGTGTGAGTATGAAAAATCAAAAAAAGGCTATTGCCGCCATACTTGACGAAGCGACTTTTCAAAAGGGGGGATACGATGAAGAATATTCAGCCGCTTGTACTCATTTTGAAGCAAACAAAAATCTTCCTAAAGACATTATTGACCGCGTTAAGCGTGAATTTGGAATTCAAATTGTAGCATAAAATAAAAATAAAAACAAAACAAAAGATGGAAAAATTATCAATCAATCTTTCTGATTACGGATACGCCGCTGGTAATGACGGTTACGGATCTTCTTCGGGGGAAAGCGTTGACGCTCTTAATAAAGCGTTAAGTGCTGGCGAAACTACTGGTCGTGAAAACACCGACATGGCAGATGCTTCTGGCGCTCCATTGAAAGTTGAGTCTTTGGAAAAGACCCTAAAACATATCACTTTCAAGGAAGCTGATATCCGCTTGTGGAAAGACATACCAAAGAAAGCTGCTTTCAACACTGTGGAAGAGTACAACCAACAGACCAGTTACGGTCAGGATCGCGGTGGATTTAATTCTGAAGGAGAACTTCCGGACGAAGAAGACTCGACTTATGTTCGTCGGGCTCAGTTGGTGAAATACCTTGGCGTTACTAAGAGTGTGACTCACCAGATGACTTTGGTCAATACCATGATTGGGAACGTTATGGAACGTACAATCAAAGACGGTACTCTTTGGATTCTCCGTAAATTGAACAAATCTCTTTATTTTGGAGACGAAAGAATCATCCCTCAGGAATTTAATGGGTTTATCGCTCAACAGATTCAATCTGATGCTTGGGCTGATTTTGGAACTTACATGGATTCTGAACATATCGTGGATTTACGCGGTAAAGCTTTACAAGAAGATTCTATCGAAACAGCCGCCAACACTATCGTTGAAAATTACGGTTTAGGCACTCAAATTTATGCACCTCCTGCAGTATTGAGTAATTTCGTGAAAAACTTCTATGGAAACAAATTCATCCAACCGAATACTGCTGCCATGTCGAATGGTATCATGGGACAAAAAGTTCAGGCTTTTGATTCTCAGTTTGGACAGATTGGGTTGAATCACGATGTATTCTTCAAAAAATTGCCTTTCCGGACTTCTTTGAGCGCAGCTAATTCAGTATTGGCTCCGAATGCTCCTATTTGGGATGCAACTGCTCCAATTACAGTAACCGCAGCTGTTAACGGAAGTAAATGGTTCTCTACTGACGCAGGAGCTGTGTATTATGCCGTTACAGCTTTGAACCGAAAAGGTGAGTCGGCGTTATCAATTTACAATACAGCGGCAGTTACAGCTGTCGTAGGAGCTGGTTGTGATTTGAAATTTACGACAGGCGGTGGAATTAATGCCGCAACAGGTTATAGAATTTATCGTACAAAACGCGGTGGGTTGGCTTCTGGCCAGTTCTTCCCCTTGTTTGATGTTTCTTTGGATGATTTGAACCGTGGTTATGACGGAGCAATTGCCGGAAGTATTCGCGATAATAACCGTTTCTTGCCTGATACCGACCAAGCGATGATGCAACAGTTCGACAACGAGGTTATTGAGTTCGCTCAATTAGCTCCGCTTATGAAAATGGATTTAGCTGTATTATCTCCAGCCTTCCGTTTCATGATTCTGATGTACGGTACTCCGTTCTTGTACGCACCAAAGAAAATGGTTCGTTTCATCAACATTGGAACTTCCTTGACATAAAATAAAATTGTATAATCGAAGAAGAGGGGTCGGGGTCTTGCCCTTTCCCCTCTTTTTTTTAAAAGTAAACATTATGAAAATTCAATCAAAAAAAATTACTAACTCAAAATTGATTATCCCTTTTGATGGCTTAATTACAATCGATTCTGAAGGTCAGGTTGACGTATCAACTCAAGCTGCAAGAACATTGCTTTTACAGACTGAGGATTGGGAAGAAGTAGGAGTTTCTATTATTCCAGTATCAGGTGAAGAAAAATCAGAAGAAGAACAAGTAATTTCTTCAATCAAAAAAATGTCAATGCTTGACATGATTGCGTTAGCAGTAGGAGCTGAATATCCGGAAGCCGAATATGCTAAATTCAAAAACAAAGACAAATTAATGCAAGGGTACTTAATCAAAAAGTACAACGATTTAAAACTCGAAACAGATTTGGCTGAAGAAGACAAACAAACGGTTGAAGAACCTGAAGTTCCTGCCGAAAAAATTGAAGAAGTAAAATAACATTTAGTCCTGATATACCACTATGCCTAAGCTGAAACTAAAAATACAATATAACAAGAACGAAGGTCTTATAATGAGTCCATCGGAATTGATAGAAAATTACTTGTTTGGTATACCAATGAGTAATAACGACGGTAAAGTATTATCAGTTCAAGCTATTAAGAATCATATCGCGAACGCGCAGCAGAAGATTGAAAATTTGTTTAGCATAAAACTTACTAAGCAAGTTATTGAAGAAAGCCGTGATTTTGTACGCGAAGAATTTAATTGCTGGGGGTATATCAGGACAATGTATCCGATTGTATCGGTAGACGGGTTGAAAGGTTATATAAACGACGTTTGTCAAATAACATATCCTAAAGAGTGGATATCTCTAAAAAAAATATCTCAAGTTGCTATTTACAGAAACATATACTTAATTGCCAATATGGGGGGCGGTTCTCAAATGAATCAAAACTCATTAATATTCAACGGAATTTCTCCAAGCATGGGGTGGTTTGGTCAAAAATTTATCCCTAACTATTGGAGAATGTCGTATGTCACAGGATGGGACGTAACTCCAAAAGACTTATTTGATTTCATTTCAAAGATGGCGGCGGTGAGTGTTTTAGGAATAATTGGAGATGTTTTATACGGAGTTGGTATAACTAATATCCAAGTCAGTTTAGACGGAGTTTCCCAAAACACACCGTTATCTAGGTCAGCTGCCGGAGGACTCTTCCAAGGTCGTATAAAGATGTATATCGAGGACATGAAAGAAACTTTCCCTAACATAAAAAATCAGTACAGAGGAATAACTTTTGAAGTATTGTAGACATGAAAACAAAGAGCATTGTTAACGATTATCTGCCAATAGTCACAACTCCGAAAGAATTTGTAGACCCTCAACCAGTTTGGAGAGTTGGCGATTTTAATGAGTTGATAGATAACCACGGATATGAAGCGTATATCGACAGAGCGCTCCGTTGTCCATGTAATGAAAAGTCAGGAGGTCAAGCTCTTACTACCTGCCAA